GACGAAATAACGATTGACGAGCTAACGGTATATGAAGCAAAAAGAACAGCGAGCGGTTATAGTTACGGCGCACCTAGCGGCATGTTTGACGACTGTGTAATGTCTATGGCTATTGGATGGTACTCTATTAATGTCGGGCGCATTGAATATGTCGAAACCCCCGAAGGATGGTAACATGCTAAGAAACTATTTGAAAGGAATTATAAAAGACGCTTATAACGAGTTTATGTACAACAACAAGACAGAGCGTCAAAAGGAAATAGAGAAGCGCAAACGGTACAAGGCGGGGGTGCATGATAAGCAGTTGAAGGTAAAACATAATGTGGATGACAACGTAACGCTGAACTTCACGGGATTGCTTATAGATCGGGCTACTTCGCTATTAATGGGGAGTTTCAGCGAGTTTGATATTGACGAAGAATCAAAAGAAGCTGAGTATATCGCTAGTGTTTACCAAGCTAATAATCAAATTGAGTTGCTTCACGATGTTTCAGATTATGGCGCGTTGGTTGGTACGTGTGCTATCAAGATAATGCCGAACGATGACGATGTGCCAGAGCTTCACGCGATAGACCCTGAGACGTTAGAAATTATAACAGACGATGAGAACGTGCGGCGCGTTATAGGTTACTCAATTTCTTATATCGTTGAAAGGATTGGGGGCGATGGGCGGGCGCGCAAACTACGCAGACAACAGGTTATTGAACTTGTTGCAGGTAGCGAAGGCGAAGACGGTGTTTTTATACCTGGTTTTGGTTGGCTCATTCGTGACTACTTGCAGGACAGGGACGGAAAGATGCGTGAGATGGAGAATTCGCCCACTGAGTGGGATTATGAATTCCCGCCGATTGTGCATTGGAAGAATCTACCCAACGCTGGATCTCCTTACGGGCGTGCGGATTTGACGAACGATATTATTGTTATTCAGGACGGTATCAACCGCACTGTATCTAATGCGAACAAGGTCATGCGCCTGCAGGCTCATCAAAGATTATGGGGAAGATTGTTTGGTAAAGCTGATGCCGTTGATATGGGCGTGGACAGAATACTCATGTCTGCAAATCCAGAAGCACACCTTGACCACATCCCCGCTAATGGTGATTTGGGCGGTATGCGTGCATTTGCTGAAATGCTGAGAGATGCGATGTTTTCCATTTCCAGAAGTGCTGACCCTGCTACGCTAAAAGATAAAGTAGGGCAGCTTACTAATTTTGGTTTGCGTGTCATGTACAAGGATACGCTTGACAAGCTAGATACAAAACGTGCGCTATACGGTGAAGCGTTGGAAGAACTTAACCGAAGGCTATTGGTGATAGAAGGTCTTAATCCTGATAAAGCTGGCGAAGTTGTTTGGAAAAACCCGTTGCCAGAAAACGAGAAGGAAGAAAGCGACATACTCATTCAAGATATGGACGCAAAACTGGTATCACGACAAACAGCGCAGTCATTACGCGGATATGATAGCGAGAAGGAAAAAGAACGAATTGCAGAAGAAAGCGTAACCGATCAGAACATCGGCGGTGCGATTATAGACAATTTTCTAAAAGGTAACTAATGCCTGATGTAATCGAACTTGCAGCGCAGTTTAGAGCGCAACTAGAGAGCCAAAGCGGGAGAGCCACGCGCCGCGCTGTTGAAGCCTACACCGGATTAGTGTCTAGGCTTGATGGTATTATAGATGCGCTTGTGTTAGAGATTGCAGAAGGTGAGCTAACGCGCGGACAAGTTATGCGCCTGAGTAGATATAAGAAACTCAAAGAGCAACTAGAAAAAGAACTGACACTGTATCAGGGATTTCTTGGTGTTGAGTTGCAGACTGTGGCGCGTGACAGTATATCGCTCTCATCGTTACATGCTGACCGATTGATAGAGCAGGCTGCGATTGATGCAGGTGTCGCGGTTGTTTTGAGTGAAGCAGCAGACACAAACGCTATTATCTCGCTGCTTGGCTTTTTAGAACCTGAAAGCGCATTGTATAAACGCTTGTCTGTATATGGCGCGGTAAATGCTGCGAGGATAGCCGATTTATTATTAGAAGGCGTTGGGTTAGGCTATGGCGCGGACAAGATAGCAGGTCTTATAAGAACGCAAGGTCTAGGCATGGGACTAACTGACGCGCTTAGAATGGTGCGGACGGTTGGTATCTATTCTTACCGTGAAAGTACAAGATATAACTATGCAAGGAATGGTAATATCGTCACGGGTTGGGTGTGGCATTCTGCGCGAATACCTGGTAGGACTTGCATGTCATGTATTGCCAAGCATGGCTCGGAGCATAGCCTGGATGAAACGCTGAACGATCACCATAACGGGCTTTGTGCAATGTTGCCAATGGTACGCGGTAGAAATCCAGTGAGCGAGAATGGCGCAGCGTGGTTTGGAAATCAAAGCGAAAACGTACAGCGTCAAATGATGCGCGGCTCTAAATTCGATGCGTGGAAAGCTGGCAAGTTTTCTATTGCTGACATGAGCAAGGCTATTTACAACGATGTGTTTGGCGAGATGTTTACAGAAACTCCATTAAAGGATTTGATAAGTGATTAGCCCGGACACATTGGATGAAGTAAAACGAAAGAATAGGTTATATCATTTTCTCTATGGAGGAAACAAACTACAGTTGTTATGGAGAAGAAAAATAAGACCTTTTATAAATCCGCACCTGCATAATATATTGCTTGATTGCTATACCGATGCAATATTGAATGCAGAGCGAGCATACCACGAGGCGATTGAATGGCAGAAAAAGAATTCTGGTTAATCATTAGACAAGCTTTGCTTATGGTGGTCGATGCGATTGAGCGAAAATATCAATTGTCAATCAGAACGTCAGACGCTAGAAAGGCTTATAAAAACGTGGTACAATAACGAAAATAATAAACGGGTAGTTGCAACTTAAACGCTCGCAGACAAGTGTCTGTGGGCGTTTTTTGTTGAAAGGATAAAGGTCGAGATGACAGAACCCAATGGCGAGAAGCCAGAAGTAAAACCCGAAAGCCAAGAAGAACCGCAAGGTGATGAGTTCGATAAAGATCGAGCGATGGCGACTATAAAGAAGTTGCGCGGCATTGAAAGCGAAGCCGAAAAAGAGATTAGACGGCTCAAAGAAGAAAACGAGCAACTTGCAAAGGCAGAAGAAGAACGCAAGAAAGCTGAGATGTCAGAAATCGAAAAGCTGCAAGCGGACTATGAAGCCGAAAAAGCAGAGCGTGAAAAGCTGTTAAATGAAATAGCCAAGCGCGATGCTGAACGAGAACGAAACAAAATGCAACGCGAAGCCGCGCAGAAGGTAGAGCTTCCACTGGAGTTTGCAGACCGTTTGAAGGGTGAGACACCCGAAGATATGGAAGCAGACGCTAAGAAACTACTTGAAGCGATGCCGACAAAGCCAAAGCCGAGAGTAACATCCACTAACCCCGCAGGCGGGGCAGGTGGAAGCGGCGGAGAAACTGACGCAGAACGGCGCATTCGGTTAGGGTTGTAAATCATTCTAATTATAGAAAAGGACTAAATCATGGCAGAAAATCCTAACACTTGGGCTGACATTTCATCTGTCGCCCAAAGTATTCAAGAGGACGCTTTATTTGTTGTGCGCGAGCTTGGACAAATGCAGGGTCTTGTTACCATGTTTCGTGATGCTACTGGCGGAAATCCGCGCGTAGGTTACGAGTACAGTGGTGGTACTGTTGTTGAATTGGCTGAGACTGATGATATGGAAAGTCAGGGTCTTACCCCTGCTGCAGCGCAAACGCTGACTCCTGGAATTATCGGAGCGCAATATTTTGTAACAGATTTGCGAGCTTCTAGTGAAGCCCCTGAAAACATCATCACGGATGCAGGGCGCGATCTTGGCTTTATCGCTCTTGACAAAGTAGAAAGTGACCTTGTTGGCGAAATGGCTAATCTAACTGGCGGGACTGTTGGTGCGGCTGGTACTGCTATCACTTGGGGCTATATTTCAGCCGCAATTGCACAGGCGAGAAACGCGAACAAAAGCGTTGGTATCCCGCTCTCTTGTGTCATTCACGGTTATCAAGCCGCTGTGCTTGCAAAAACCGCAAGCGTAGCGGGCGCAACCAGTTTAGCGCAAGCCCCCGGGGTTACCGATGAAATTACGCGGCGCGGTATTACTCCAGCTTTCAATTTCATGGGCGTACCTATTTATCAGGTATTTGCAAGCCCTAACGCTTCGGACGATTTCACTGGTGGGGTATTCCCCAAAGATGCAATTGCCGTAGATTGGCGGCGTGCGATTCGTGTTGAGCCAGAGCGTGATGCTTCGCGTGGCGGCGGCGGTACAGAATTTAATATGACCGCAGTTTACGCACATGGTGTATGGCGACCTGCAAAGGGGATCAAAATGGTTTTTGACGCGACAGCCCCGACTTCATAGGCTGTTTGGTCAGGCGGGGTATAAAGGCAGCTCCCAGCCTTACCCCGCCTTTAATCATGGGAGCAAAGGAATGGGAGCATGAAGAACATTAACAAAAAGCTGATGTGGCTAAGTAACGCGCCTTGGGCTGCTACTGGTTACGGATGCCAAACGCGCATATTCACCCCGCGCATAAAAACACTTGGATACGATGTAGCGATAACAGCCTTTTGGGGTTTGGAAGGTGGACGATTGAATGCAGGCGGTATCCCCGTTTACGCTAAAGGGTTTCACAAGTACGGGCAAGACGTAATCAGAGCGCACACGCAAGAATTTGGCGCGACAAGATTTATAAGCCTTGTTGATGCTTGGGTGTACGATCACAGAGATTTCGATGGTGTTGATTGGTTGCCCTGGTTTCCTGTGGATAGTGAGCCGCTTTCTCCGCGCATACTTGAAGCAGTAAAGCACGCCAAAGAAAGAATTGTATTTTCCAAATTTGGCGAGCGCATGGTGAAAGAAGCAGGTCTTGATTGCCACTATGTACCGCACGGTATTGAAACCGATGTATTCAAGCCGGTTGATGGTATCAAGTTCAGAGAAGCTAAAGGAATTGACAGGGACGCTTTCCTTGTTGGTATGGTTGCAGCAAACAAAGGTACACCAAGCCGTAAGGCATTTACCGCTCAAATCTCTGCGTTTGCTAAATTTCATAAAAAACACACTGACAGCGTGCTTTATATCCATGCAATGAGCGGCGAACATGGCGAACCTGCTACAGAGAACCTTGTACACTATGCTGATTATGCAGGGCTTACGGTTGGAGAGAATATTATCTTTCCTGATACCTACTCCCTACTGTCAAATAAGTACACGGATGAAACAATGGCGATGATCTATTCCGCTATGGATGTACACATGTTGGTTAGCATGGGTGAAGGTTTCGGAATACCGATTGTGGAAGCGCAATCATGCGGCACGCCCGTTATCGTTGGCGATTGGACAAGCATGTCAGAACTTTGTTTCAGCGGTTGGAAAGTCGCAAAGAAAAACTCAACACCATTTTGGACACTACTTGACGCTAACCAGTACATACCGCACGAAGGCGCAATACTTGGCGCATTAGAAAATGCTTATGCCATGCGCGGGAATGACAAATACAGAAAAGAAGCACGCAAGGGCGCATTGAAATACGATGCTGATAAAGTAACGCAGAAATATTGGAAACCCTTCTTAGAAAAGGTTTTTGAAAATGACTAAAACACTTCACGAAAGATTGATTGATGAACTAATGGAAGGCAAGGTAAATCTTAGCGAGCGAGAACACGCCGCAAAGAATGAGATTGCCAAGCTGAGAAAAGAGATCAAAGAACTTGCAAAGAAGCCGAGCAAAAAGAAAGCTAAATGACAACTGCCGCAATCATTGTCAATTACAACATGCCAGAGCGTACGGATGCGCTAGTGCAATATATAGGGCAGAACGTGAAAAGCCCTGTTGAGTGTATCATAGTTGATAATGATTGCGGCAGTAGTCATTTCTTTTTTGTCTT